TAGCTATTGTCAGACACTATATTAAAGACCTGCTCTAGTACAGACTCGATATCACCTGAGTGTACCTCGATCGCACTCATGTCAATACAGTCGAGTCTTACCTCGTTACCGTAGTCTATACTGAACTCTGGACTTAGGTCGCTAGTGTCAGCATCATTTAGTATGTCATGAAACATACCTTGTAGCAGATCTACTAGATTTACCATGTCGTCTTGCGATAGCTTAGGCTTGTTTGCATTAGCTAGTTCTCTCCGCGCTACAGTCAACTGTTCTTGAACTTCTGTAAGCTCATCATGCTTAACTTTCAAGTTATCTTGTAGCGCTTCTACTTTTGTTTGTAAATATTCTTTATCCATGATTATATTATTTTAGCATTGTACCATAACCGCGGCGCCTAGTAAGCTTGGCAATACGAGCAGCATCGCTGCTTGACATAATTTGTATTGAGTTGCCTGTCTTGTGGTTTATAAGCGGTGCACAACCATAACGCTCTACAGTAGAACAGTTGATACATACTTTGTAACCAAGGCGCACACGGCCAGGTTGTATTGTGTTATTGCATTTTGTACATTTCATATTATTATTATCCAAAGGTAATCGTATTTAGTTTGTAAAAATAACATCTCGTGTAGAATCTTGAATATGTTCTACAACTTCATCTGCTCGATCGAAGTCATATGTATGACCAGTCATCTCGTCAGTGATAGCATAAGTGTTAAAATACTCGTTATCTGGGTCCCAGTAATCACAGTTAGGTATGTAGATTTGAAACTCAAACTCTTCAACCTTTTGGTCAACCATACGCGTGCAAGTTACTGATATAGATGCAGTTGCATCATTACCCCAACTTGTATTTTCATATGCGTAACCTGCTTCGGTTAGCTTCATTGCTAGCGCATCATACGCTCTTTGTTCGTAACTTGTCATTCTTCTAATTCTATATTTAGTGTTTCACATACCCACTCGTCGTCGAACCATAGCATATCATTGAGTTGAGTTTCTGTTATTCCATTAGGATACAGCTCTTCTATTAGATATTCAAAGTGCTCAGACTTATTATTTTCTATAATCAGTCGCTTTGTCTCTTTAGCGCCCGCCCAAGCCTCAAAGCGATTAAGTTTTAAGTGTTGTATTAATTTCATTATTGTAAAGATTCTAGTATGTTATTTTGCTCTGATTGAGTGCAACTGTTGAAGCCAAACTCACCGTATTGCCACTTCGCGCAGAAATCTAACCATTCCATATCAATAGTTCTATTGTATTTTGGCTTAGGACCGAAGAAATTACGCACTATGTAGTTAAATAAGTACTCTAGTCGATCGCCATTACCTGGTATTAGCACACGTTCGCTTGAGCGTAACTTGTAGTAATAGCCTTTGTGTGGACCGCTCTTTACTTCAATCATGCGTGATTCTGGCTTTTTCTTGTTGATTTGATAGCAAGGACAGTAACCGACCTTTACTAATCTACGCACATAACCCGACTCGTATGTAGCGAAGTCTATGTCGTGACCCCAAGCGTCTTTGAAAGGTAAGCGGAATACGCGTGTACCGTTCTTAATTTGACGTGGTGTTGATACATGCTTGCAACCGATCAAGTCCATTGCTTCGTAGTATTTTTTGTATTTTTTAGCTTGATTCATGCGTACTCTTGATTATGTAGTTCAACAACTTCAGGTAAATCTTCGTGAGTTTGCCAGTCGATATCTTTTAATTTGAAGCCAAGTGTGACTGAGATATACTCTTCCATAGATTCTACTTGA